CTCATGCTTAACAGTGATTTTTAAATTTTTATTGATAAGTTGTTTGGCCATATCATCTGGAGAACTAAACGGATGACCATTAGGAAATCCACACGCTTTTATTAATGAATTGACAATTTTAATTGAAACCTCATGTTCAAAAGTGAATGTATTATACTGAATTTTTGCACCCTGATGATTTTGTGGGACATCACTACGAATCTCAAAGTCTACTGTTAACTTTGGTTTACCTGCTTGAGTTTTGCCTGCTTCAGCATTCAAAATAACAGCTTCATATTTACCTTCTGCTACCAGCTCAAATGATACACTTGCGTTTTCTTCATCAAATTTAAAGAATGACATTATTTATTTCCCCCTGTTTTCTCAATTGTGGACGGCACTAACAATTCTTCTTGAACACAGCCTTTACGCTGATCTAAGTGATTCTTCGCAAAAATACTTTGGTTACCTTCCAGCATAAATCCCCTAGTTCCATCAGCTTTTCTTACTAGCCTTGCAACAACATGAACAACTCCCATAATGTGATTCACGATTTTATCTCGAATATCCGGAACAAATTGATTATATTGTTGGCCATCATCATGAATAATGGTTCGTGTTGTTTCCCAGGCTGTGAAAATGATATTTGCATCCAATGCGTTGAACGTTTCTACTAATCCCAAAAGATGGTTATCTAGTAAAGCATAATCTTTTAATTCTGGCATCCCACTCTTTGTATTTTCTCCTTTTTTTAGCAGCCAGAGCTTTTGGTAGTGTGTTAAATTATCGATGAAAATATTGTCATATTTCCCGATTTTTGCTTTTGCAATACCATAGAATTGCAAGATACTATCATGCGGATTTTTACCGTCAATTCTTGCTACATCGACATTTGAATATCCTTCTAACACTTGGCTTGTACCATCAATATCTAGTACCAATGTTGTGCCTGGAAGCTTACCAGCTACGGTTGTTTTTCCATCACCAGGTTTAGAATAGATGATGATTTTCGCTTTTTTGCTTTTGGTAATTTGGGCACCGTTTGTTAGTTCCAACTAGATCACCTCCATTGAAAAAGTAGTTGTAGCTGGTTTAACCTTTACCCCAGGAACAAGCTGACCGTTACTGTCCACAATTACTTTCTCACCGGAAATCTCAACGATTTTTAATTGTTTCTTGAATTCTCCCCATTTGAGCTCAGTTTTCAAATAATCATCCATTCCGGATTCAATAGCATGTTGCAGGATTTCTTCTTCCTTAAATTTCACAGGTTGCTCGCTTGAGGTCTTAGCCTTTGCATTGCCATAAGGTGTTTTTATGGTTTTTTTCTTTGGATCAGCAGCTAATACTTTTGAGTGATACTCAGCGATAAGATTTTGAAAAAACTCAAGGCTACTATTAATTGTGGATAGTTCTTTGTTTTCCCAGTAATCAATCTTGCTACGTTGAACCTGAGCTACTTCTTTAATTTCCTTTTCTTTATCCTTCAAAGCTTTGACGTTCTCAAAAGTCCAAGTAAGACTTCCTAAGTCAGTAATTTCAAACCTAGTTTTAACTGATTCGATATCTTCATTTTGTAAATCTTCTTCAAGAAACGTTTTAATAAATTGAAGATTTTCTTCCTGCATCGCATTCATTTTCTTTACCTCCATTTGATTTTTGAGGCGATTCACATATAATGGAATTAGGTTGATATATATTGAATCGACTTACACGAAGACGCTCTCTGCCAAGAGTGTCTTTTTTATTCACCTGCAACCTTACAAAATGAAATGGCACCAACATACTGCTGACAACACTCTGCATTTTGATGAACCAAAACAGTTTCACCTGTTAAACTAGTAAACTCGTAAACATCTTCACCTTCATAAATGTCTTCCATGCAGCCTAGACATTCATTGATGACTTTTGGTTTCTGCTCTCTTTCCTTCCACAAGCTGTCTTTCACCATAGCGTTTTCGATATCTCCAATTCCTCTCAACTTCCTCACCTCCCTTTAGCTCGATACGGCCATTTTTCAGGGTCCATTCTCCGTTGTTCTTGGATGTAATTGTTCATTGTGTTTTCGTTAATATTAAAATCTTTTGCGATTGCACCAATCGGTTTACCTGACATAAATAATTTGTGCAGCTGGTCCTTATCGACAACATCCATAACTTTTGTCATATTTTTCTTTCCTCTAGCTTCAACAGATTTCTTGTACTGCATCTCTGAAACGTTAGAAAAATTAGAACCTGTTGGTTTTTTAGTTGGAACAATCGGATGCTTTTTTATGTAATCTAACCTCTGCTGCTCCGTCATAACCCATGTGGTAACTTTTCCAATCGACATTTATTCCACCTCCTTACTCATATCGCCAATGACAATCCCGACAATCAGTGCGGCTAATACCAATAGGTATACTGCCATATGTTCACCTCCTCAAATTGGTTAGCAATTGATACCACTAATTTTTATATTTAATAGGTTAAGAGTGTGGCGAATGATGTGACCATTTCCATGAATAACTACTGAGTTATAAAAATCTCTAGCCAAATCTTCAGGTGATTGTTCAATTTCATATCCAACATAAAGTGCTTTGATAATAGTTTCCAGAGGCATACGATTAAGAGGTTCTTCATCATGAGTAAAGAGATCCGTAACCTTCCAAGCAACAATACTTTGTTTATCATCATCCGAATTTCTAACTGCAGATTCTAATGCTTCAACTTCTGCTTTCGTGAGCATTACTTTTTTCATTTGCTTTCCCCTCCTATGAAACTATTGTTTTTTTATTCATAAAATCGCTAGACAATTTCTGCAATATGGCTAAAAAGGAAAGCCTGGTTAGGCTTTAAAATTGTTCATGCATTGCTTTTTTATAACAACTTAATCGTGCAGATCGTCGATACCAACCTTCGTTCCGTTTAGTTGGATGTACGGATCCTAGTTCTGCAACTTTCTTTGTATAAAAATGAATACGTTTAACGTTTTTGTTCATTTGCTACCCTCCTCAAGAGCTCTTTTTTTCATCCTGTTGTTGGGTTCTTTGCTGCTCGGCTAAATGTCTTAGTAATCCCGGCAATAAATGTTTTTCGACTGCACGTGCTAATTTTTCTGCTGGCACCTTAATCATTTGATCGCCTCCTTATTAATGTGTATGAGACGCTGATTGTCTGCTATGTTTTGACAACCATAGGGGAAGCTAAGATGTGACTTTTTATCGTTCAGTTAAGCTGTTATATGTTTGCAATTGCAAACACTTTCAGTAAAAAAAATTTCATCAAATTTCACGTTTAAAACTTCGCATATTTTCTTTGCGGAACTTGGGCTTGGATTTCTTTCATTATTTTCAATTTGGCTAATTAGAGCACTACTAAGTTCAGCTCTTTTTGCTAATTCACGCTGAGAAAACCCATTTATAATCCGAGCATTTATAAAAGCTTCAATATTCACTTTTATACTCATATGTTCACCTCTTTTCACTATCGTTTGCTTATGTGAACATATTATCACCTAGTGTACGCAGTTGTAAACACTTTTTATTAAAAAACTTAAAATTAATTAATTAAACATAATCACTTTTGTTATCATTGTGTTATCAGTTGTAATCACAAGGAGAATGTTTTATGGAATTCAATGAGTATTTAAAAAAGTTAAGGAAGGAAAATAATCTTTCGATTAGACAACTTGCATTGTATTCCGAAGTATCTTCTGCTTATTTATCACAAATTGAGACAGGATCACGGGGTATTCCATCACCAGAAGTATTGAAAAAACTTTGCAAACCCTTAAAAGTATCATATGAAGAGCTAATGCAAGTAGCTGGCTACATCGAGGAAGAAGTCCAATCAAAAATAAGTAAACATGATGAGATATTCGACTCTCTCGCTGAGATCACTAAGCTTGCTAAGAAATATGGTCTTGAACAATTAGGATTTTTCGACATTGAGGAATGGAAGAACTTAAGCCCAGAGGAAATTAAAATGCTGGATGCACAATTTAAAGCCGTAGCTAACATGGCTAAGCAACGCAATCAAGATAAATAAAGACACCTAGAACAAAATGAATGTTTTAGGTGTTTTTACTATTATTAAAAACAATACTGCAAAGCAACTACTGATTAATTACATTCAAAGAGTGTCCATTAAATGGACATTTTCTTTTTATTGTAAAACAGAACAAATGTTTGTATAATTTTAACGAAAGGTGTGACTTTTGGTGGAATTATACAAAACAACAGCATTGGAAGATTGGGTTACTAACTTTTATACTCAAATGAAGATTTCGCATCCTCGTCAAATAAATGAAGACCATATTGCTCGTATTTATGAGATCACCATCAATCGGTGGAAATTACCATCAAAGTATTTAGTAAATGGTCGTTTCCGTGGAATTTACATCGATACTCGAAAATCTAAGGAACTCCAAAGAGAAATCTTTTTCCACGAGCTCTGCCATATCCTCAGGCATAATGGAGTACAAAGCAAAATGCCGAATGCGTTTCGGGAATTGCAAGAATGGGATGCCAGACATTTTACTTTGTATGCAGCCATCCCCTTGCACATGCTAAAATACATTAATTTGAATGATGAATATGTAATTGACCAGATGGCCAGTCTTTTTAAGGTGACTCCAGAACTGTGTGAGGAACGACTGGAACAAATACAAAATCGAAGGTTGTCTTATAGCTATGTTGCTGAAAGTCGGCATAAATATGAAATATAACCATTATTTAACGGGATATTTAGAGGACATTAATATATATCATTGAATAGGGAAAGGAGGAGAAATGATGAAAGCAGCTCTATATATTAGGGTAAGTACAGATGAACAATCGAAAGAAGGATACTCCCTCGATGCCCAATTGGATAAACTAGAAGCATTCTGCTATTCGCAAGGATGGGAGGTTGCAAAAACTTATCGTGAAGAGGGTCAATCTGCTAAAGATATGAACCGTCCACAATTAAAGAAGCTGATAAAAGAATTAGATGACATCGATGTTGTCTTGGTATATAAACTTGATCGTCTATCCAGAAGTGTTGCAGATATCAATAAATTATTGCAAACATTTGAGGATAACAATGTATCTTTTAAAAGCTCCACAGAGCCCTACGATACGACCACATCGCAAGGGAAATTATTGATTAATATATTTGCCTCGTTAGCCCAGTTCGAGCGAGAACAGCTTGCAGAACGTGTCTATATGGGGATGACGAAGAAAGCTGAATTAGGTGAAAGAAATGGCGGACGTGCTCCGTTTGGATATCGCTTAAAAGATGGCACCTTAGTAATTGAAGAAAAGGAAGCTAAAATAATACAAGAAATGTTCAGACTCTATATATCAGGCAAAGGTATTAGGTCCATTGTTTTGTATATGCAGCAGTTTGGTATCAGTAAAGATATCAGGACTATTTCCAGATGGCTTGAAAATCCCGTTTATGCCGGAAAGCTTAGATGGGGAAACCGATCTAAAATGGATACAATGATCTTTGATAATACCGCTCATACCGCTATTATCGATGAGGAATCTTTTGAAAAAGCGCAGCAGCTACGTAATACAAGGGCCAAAGATGGCAAGAAAGCCACATCGCCTTTTCATTTTTCAGGCGTTCTTCGATGTGCTCGATGTGGTGGGCCGCTTTCAGGATGGCATAGGAAGGCTAAAGGAACAAAACACTATCTTTGTATTAATAAAAAAAATAAAGGCACCTGTGACCTTCCACAGTTCACCGAGACGGCATTAGCTAAATCATTTTTGGATGAATTGTCAGTTGATGATCCAGAGCAATTCTTACAGCTTTCAAAAGATTTTAATATTGAGCAGGAACAATCTGATCAAACAAACTTAATTAAGGAATTAGAAAAAGAACTATCGTCAATAAAGAACAGGAAAAAGAATTGGCTCATGGCATTAGGGAACGGCATCATGTCACAAGAGGAATATAAATCCATGACCTCTGAAGATACTAAAAAAGAAGAAATGATAAAAGAGCAGATGGCTGCGGTCTCTCCACAGGAAGTACGGTATGACCGAGAATCAATATTATCCATGCTCGAGCATATCCCCCATTTATGGGATACGGCAAATGACTCTGAAAAGAAAAATTTTATCAATGAATTGTTTGAATCAATCACAGTAGATGTTCCAAGCAGCTACTATCGTGCACCTGGTAAGACTCCATCTGTTATTATCAAAGAAGTAAAATTCCTCTAAAAAATAAACTCCTTTGTTGTCGCTCGGGGTCCCGATTGCTAACAAAGGAGTTTAATATTCAAAACTATTTATTCCCTCTACAATTGCTACAAGCTTTTCTGTTTTTCCCCTTAACTTTAAAAGCTTCAGGCTTTCTGTGTACTCCACATTTCTGACATAGCTTATATGAAATTTCTTCAACTTTCACTTTAAACATCTATATCACCTCCTTGGAGTTTTTATCCGATTTTAATTTGTACTTGCTGATTTTCCTTTTTTACCGTTTCTTCTCTGGTTAGACTCTTTACAAAATTAGTAAAACTGTCTGACTGGAATATCTTAAAAGGATACTGACTATCGATGGCATAACGCTGATCAGAGAGAATAAGCAAATGTGGAAAGGGAGCTGCCATGATTCCCGAATTATATAAATCGACATATCTATCTAATTTTTCTTCGATTAGCTTATTTGAGTAAACTGTTCGCTGGACCTCCACAAAGAAGTTAGTCCGGCGATATTGGCAGAAAATATCTGGTTCCGCGCAATCACCTTTTTTCCCATATTTAGGTTCGACTAAGAATGTTCCCAGACTCCCCAGCTGATTTAATTCCTTATAGACATTAACGATTGCTAAAAAATGACCAATCTTTTGTGAATTCTTCTTTATTTCCACATCCGGTCCGAAATAGCAGTATGGAATGAAGGCTGTAGATCGCTGGATATGACCATCACGTAACAATCTTAAAAGTACATTGTTAGCAGCGTAATTAGGATTTTTTAAGTTAGAGAAATGCAGATCTGCGATACTATCCCTATCCATCACCCGAAACTTATTAAGATTCTTGATTATCGCTTTGTCACGATTGGTCAATGACATCGGCAAACACATCCTTTTCAGTAACTATCTCTGGTTCATCCTGAACCTGACCCTTTTTCTCTGATGGTTGTTTTTTATAGTTGTGATTTTTCCAATCAGCTTTTTTGTACGGCTTAAGAATCTTATCTGTTTTATCCTCATTTAAAAATGGAGCTCGTAATTCTGCTAACTCATCAAGGTTCAATAAAAATGTACCTGGTTGATCCTTGCTTATTTTTTCACTGCCAGGTGTCTCCCCAATCATGGCATTTCGTTTATCTACCGTTCTAAATCCCATTCTTATCGATAACAACCCCCTAACATCTGTGGAAAGAATCTTATGACTCGGCCGCTGCATGGATAGGATTAAGTAAATACCGTATGCCCTTCCAAGGCTTGCAATTTGGAGCAAATCTGTCATGATATCATCGTCCTTAATCATTACAAATTCATCCACACAAAGAACAATATAAGGTGGTTTTTTAGCGTCTGGTAGCTTATTGATATGCCTTACTTTATTGTCCTTTAATAACTGGCCGCGCTTCGTTAATTCCTTTTTCAAATGAGTTAGTGCTGGTGCAAAATCCTTGGTCAGATAGCTGATACTTTTTACATGCTCCACTCCTTCATAAAGGTTCAATTCACTCATCTTAAAATCTGCTAGATAAAATTCAATTTGTGAAGGTGTATAGCATTGAATCAAGGTTGCCAAAATCACATGTAAGATGGAACTCTTGCCACTGCCAGGTTCTCCGAATATCAATAGGTTAGGGCTATTCGTAGCATCGTAGATCCTGATTTTCTCTGTTTCATCCACGCCACAAACAATGGGTAGTATTATTTTTTCCTTTTGAATTATCTCAAGCAGTTTAGGATAGTCGTAATTTACTTCAGGAATTTTTTTACTCTCTTTGACGGTCAATGTGAATTTTTTAAAATCTCCATCTAGATAAACGCCATCTCCGAATATTTGTTGGAACACGTAGAATTTCTTCTTTAACAGTTTGGGATCAATGCCATTTGGAAGTGAGAATGTGTAGTAGTTGTATTTAGAAGAAGGAATATTGTGGATTTTAGGAAATATTTTTCTTTCATCACTGCCAATGGTTTTGTAGATACCACTTTCCTTGAATGCTTTTATGAGTTTTTGACGTGCCTTGATTTTTTGGATAAAATTCACCATTCTCTATCTTCCCGACAATCTTCACAATAGTAGTATCCAATTCCATCATCGTAAGCAAAATAATGTTCTCCGCATTCTAAACACTGTCTATCATCCATCTCGTAAATCATTTTAACCACCCCACGATAGGATTTGTTTGTAGAAAATAAACACCTAATGCCATGCCTGCTAGCGGTACCGCAATTTTTAATACTGTACCTAGCCAATGTATTCCAGTGTCGTCTAAGGCTTTTTCCACGAGTGCCACCACAATAGTTGCTCCAGCTGAAAGCAATAATCCTCCTGAGAACATCCTTCTTCCCCCTTTATAAATACACTCCATTTTCTTCTGCCCAGTCTTCCAAGCAATCTTCACAAAACCGTTTATACATGTGATCCTCATCTTTTTGGCATCCACAGTTTTCACAAAATTCCATATTCATAATTTTCTCACCGCCTAAGAATTTTCAGAATTGTCTTTGCCTCCCTCGGCCGTCACTCCATTCTTCGTTCCTCATCACTCCGTTCCTTAACAAATTTTATTTTTTCTTTTCTTATTGCTTTTCTACCTGTACAAGTGCAATTACCTTACATATTTGAAACTGTTTTGAAAGTGAAAACAAAAACAGATGATAATGAGTCTCCTCTCTTTTCCTACTGTTTTGATTTCGTGTTAATAGCCTATGCCCATATTCCAGTGATATTGCCTGTCCGTCAAAGAAAAGTTAAATTTTTATCAAACTTTTCTTAAAAGGATTTCCTACTATTTTTGTGGAATAGTAAGTGGACTGGAGGATAATTACATATGTTTGAGAATAAATTAGATTATTGGATGGAGAAAAGAGGATTAAAAAATAAACATATAGCAAAGTTATGTGGAGTTTCAGAAACAACATTTTCGAAATGGAGACAGAATAAAACTCAGCCTGATCTAAGAGCAGCTGATATTATTGCTAAGGCTCTTTCGATTTCAGTGGATCAGTTAATTAACGGAGAAGAATAATTAATAGGAGGAAAGTAATAATGATGTACGTATTAGCCGTTTTATTCCCACCACTGGTGCCACTATTCAAAGGTAAGTTTCTTCATTTCCTTTTAAATTGCCTGTTAACTTTAATAGGATGGCTACCAGGTGTTGTGCACGCTTGTGTGTTAGTTCATAAGGGGAACTCCGAAAGACGGATTAATGAAATGGAACAGGCCATTAGAAGGGCAAATGAGCCGAATACGAAGGTTTTAAGAAAAGGATTAAAGTAAAATGAATGTAACAATTGAGATCCATTACAAATCCGACAGCAGAGCATTACAAAAGGGTAACTTCCCGCTGAGAGGTCGAAAGCCTGAAAAAGTGGCCCTAGAATTTTGGAAGCGGATCAAGAAAGAATTGTCTCAACATGTACAGCTAGAAAAAGTGATTGTGGATGGAGATCATGATATCACGCAGCTGGTGAAAGAATTGGAGCACCAAGAATGGAATAAATCGATGGATGATAATTTGCCTTTTTAAGCTCCTCAATTTTGAGTGGCTTTTTTATTTCACCTAAATGTCACAAGGGTATTTCCAACTTTTATCTAATACAACAAGTATCAACATATTAGGGGCGTGCTATATGAGTCGTTTTGGATTTTGGATACATACCATTCGCTTATTATTAAGAGGCAGCAAAGTGATTACTAAGGATGGAAGGTACATTGTCATTGATTTTTACGAACAAGGGGATTGTTACATGGCAGCTGCAAGTACCAAGGAATACACAGTGTGGAATTGTTATGGATCAACAAAAGAACAGGCTCAGGAAATGGCATTATTTAAGTTAAAACATGCAATGGAAGAAGAAAAGGAGCTATTTGTGAAAGGCGATGGGTACACTCTTTATCGTGAAAAATAATTAAACCCCCTTTAAATTGAGGGTTTTTTATTTGTGCAGGAAAAAAATTGATTTTGTAGAAATATATAAGTATATAAAAATAATAATTGGGGGAATTAGTTTGAAGAAAAGATCAATATTTTCAGGGTTAATTGCATTATCATTATTTTTCTCATTCAGTTTGGGAGTTTTAGCAGCTCCTAAAGTATCAGTGTGGTTTAATGGAAAGTCTAAAAAAGTGAGCGTAAAAATTATTAATAAAAAGGCGTATGTACCTTTGAAAGATGCTGTCTCTTGGTTTGGTGGAAAAGTCACGTATGACAAAAAGAAAAATAAATATACTGTTACTTCGAAGGGATATAAGGCTCCATCGAAAGTTAAATATTATAATGTGAATGTAGTCAAAACATCCGGTCCACTGAAATTGACCATAAGTAAAGTAACTGTAGATCCATCTTTTAAAAACTATGACTATTCAACATCCGGCAAAGTGATTGTTCTGGATGTTAAAGTACAAAATACTTCTTCTAAAATAGTTGAATGGTATCCAGGTCAAGGGAAATTTGCTTTAAACACTGGAGAACAAATTGAGTGGGCTGGGGACTCAGATGTGGATGGTAAATTTTTAGGAAATACGGTAAAGTCAGGGAAAATAATATTAGCGGTAAAAAACAGTAACTTAGACTCTGTAAAATCAATACAAATGAACATTGATGGTGCTTTTGATTCTAATTACAATGATTTAGGTCCTGAGTTATTGTTTACTCTAAAATTCAAATAAAAATAAAGCCCCTCTCAATCGAGAAGGGCTAATTTTTTTACTCAGCAATTATGGATGCATAGCCTTTTTTCTTTAATTCTGCGACTAAAGCCTCTGCATTCTTCTTGTCGGCATAAGCTCCGACTTGTACTCGGTAAATGGTCTTTGATGCTGGCTTAGCTTCCACTTTTGGTTCTGGCTTCTTTTTTAATCCAAAGGCTTTGCTGAACCCATCAACATGCCCTTGGGCGACTTTATCGATAAATGCTTCTTGCTTAAGCAATTGATTATCAGCTGCATTATCGATAAATAAGTTTTCGGTGAGGATGGCCGGCATATCTGTATGACGTAGCACCGCATAATTGGCCCGTTTCTTTCCACGATCCTTTACTTTGCCTAATGCCTTATATATCTCTGGATGAATCACATTTTGATAAGCGACTGACTTGGAGCTGGCATCCGTATAAACATAGGTTTCAAATCCTGTGCCAGATGGAGTTGCATTAATGTGGACGGAACAGAAGTAATCCGCAGCTGCTTTGTTTGCTAAGTCGGCCCGTTCGGCTAATTCGAGAAAACGATCATCTGTCCGAGTGTAAAGTACCTTGACACCTTCATATTCGCCCAATAGTTTGCCTATTTTTCTGACGATGGATAACGTTAAGTCTTTTTCTTTTAAGTTTAACCCAACTGCTCCAGAGTCTTTGCCACCATGGCCTGGATCTAATACGATAATTTTTGTCATTATTTACCCTCTCCTTTTCCTTTTAAAATATCTACCGCATTTTTAATCTGATCCGGCACCGGTAATCCTGTTCTGCCGGCATTTTCTAAAATACTAAGTAACTCGTTCCCTAGGTAGAAAAATATAATCGAATCACCGATCAGGTGCCCCTGCCCCACCGCTTTATCCACTAAATGACCAGCTGCCACTAAACAAAAAATCATGATCTTTTTTGCAATCCCTTTAAAGCCAATTTTTGAGCTTAGCTTGCCTTCCACACCACTTGCTAATAATCCGCTTAAATAATCAATGATGACAAAGACAACTAAGACTTGCAGCAATGCTGACCACCCCCCGAACAAATAACCTACAACAGCACCTGTACTTGTCGCTCCAAATTTATAAAAAGCTTCCCAATTCATCGTCTACCTCCTCAAAATACAAATAAAAAGAGAGCTGATTATTCAGCCCTCTGCAAATTTACTATCAGTTACTCTGGTATTTAGTTCTTGGCCACATTAGATTCCAGGTTACATTACCATTATTTTCATAATAATCCGGAATCTCAATTTCAACTGTTCCATCTTCTTTTTTTCTAATAACTGATTTCAGACCTCCACCTTCCATTGATCCCCAGGTTTCAGCTTCCACATTTAGTTGAATGATTAATACCTTTTCGGGAACTAATTGATCAATCCCGTGGATATCAGCACTAAGATATATTTTTTTATTGAGATCTGGCCTTGCAACTCCGGAAGCTTTAAATACAGGTTCATTCTTTTTAAGTAAATCTAACAGTCTCAAATCTATTTCTTTGTTAATTGTGTCATTGATCATGTTTCTAATTAGGAAATATGCAGCTCCCCCGAGTATAGCAATGGCAATTCCGAATACTCCCCACATAGTTGTAATATTAAATTTAACATTATCGTCGATTTGAGAAATTATATTACTTAAGCTTTCGATTTTTTCTTGTAATAGGTCATTGGACATAATGGAATCCCCCGTTATTATTTTTGACCTAATTTTACAATATATTCCTAAACTAAGACAGGATTATCTCACATAAGATCCCCGTTAGTGAGGTAAGGTACTAAGCTAACAGTGTAAAAATACACCCATTTTCTAAAATTGTTTCGCGTCGCTATATTGTCCAAGTACGTACGAAATAGCTTCTTTTAACTTACTTTCTTATTGCTAGAGTGATTTAATTTAGGTTTGAAAATAAATGTTTTTATTTTGTTAGTAAACCATCTTTCAATCAGGTTATATGAAAAGTGTGACGCAACTATTGATGTTGCTAAGCTCACTAATCCAAATAAAGCAAGACTTATAAACTCATTTCCGAGTGTAAGTTTCACTTTATCCATGCTAAAAATAATTTTAAAAGGGAATAATGCGAAAGGGTGAATCAAATAAAGACTATAACTTATTGTTCCTAAATACTGAAAAACACTTAATTTCAATACTTTCGACAGAATTCCTTTCCCGTTTACTAAAAGCCAAAATAAAATAATACTTAAAAATAGGTGTAAGGCATTTAGGTTGTTGTTTCCATTGTATAGACCGATTACTAAGAAAAATAGAACAATGTCAATTGATGATGATTTGCTATTGATGGAAAGAGAATAGTCGGTCTTTTTATTAGCATAATAAACTAGAACACCTAATATAAAGAATACTGCTGTTTGGTGTTCGTAGACCACAAATAATGACAATGCTGATAAAATGCTAATAAGTATCCATTTGTATGGACTATTATCAAATTTAATTGAAACATAGAAAAACATTGAAGATATTAAGTAAAAGGTAAACTCATAACTTAAAGACCAAGCGTTTTTTTGGGCAATCGGTAAATCAAAAATACCAGGTAACAAAAAAAGATTGGATAAAAAATTGACAATATATTCACCTATACTAAAGTCTCCTAATCCCTCATAGTTTACTAATGGTCCTAATATAAACAAAGTAATATGAAGACAAACGAATACTGGGTAGATTCGCAAAACCCTATTTATGAAAAACTTTTTTATGTTGGAGTGCCTATCCAAACTTCCTACAATCAATAAACCACTTATCATAAAAAATATGTTTACACCCATTGGTCCAATATTACTTATGAAATAAAAAAAGCCTTCTTCCTTTCTTTTCTCAAAGAAACCACCAATATAAGCCATTCCGTAAATGTGATAAAAAACAACTAAAATTGAGGCTAACCCTCTTAATCCGTGTAATGATAAATTTTTTTCTTTCTCCACTAGTTCTCCCCCTCTTTACTATTGATATTATATACAAATATTGTATTAAAAGGGGGAATTTTTTGTTTTATATTAAAATCGTGGCACCTATTACATCAAAACTACCACCGTCTGATGTAATGTTAAAGTTCAGAACATTATCGGCTGTAACACTAACAGTCAAATCCGCTGTGTTTGTTCCGTTTGTAATAACGATTGTTTTAGTTAATATCCTAGCTTCTTGTAGCTTTACCGAACTTGACGATGTACTTTTTAAAAGGATTTCACCAAAGATATGTCCTATTCTCGAGTAAGTTGTGTTTCTAAAAGAAATTCGATATCTAAATATACACGGTTGGGTATGAGTAGAACCAAATGAAAAGTATTTATCATTAAAATTCAAGTTAAGAGCGTATGATGCGATATTCGCTAATCCTGTTACTTCTTTTCTTGCAATCACTTGGGGGTAGTTGTTCCACCACAAGTTTAGATCGGTTGCTGTCTCAAAACTTTGGTTATTGTATGAACGGTTATACATTTTCCCGTTTATCAAGGTATTTTCATAAACCTTATTAATATGAGAATGTGCGCTTGCTGGATTTAGTTTGCAATTTCGATAAGTCGCTTTTGCAGTAAAGTAAACATCTGTGTTTCCGATGCTGTCCCCAATGCAGTTATCTAATGTTATAACATAATCTTTTCCATCTTCATTCTTTGTTAGGTAGAACTTGCTATTCGCTCCTGTTAAATGGATATCCCTAAACGAAGCTATTCCAGCAAGAGGCTCTATCGTCATATCAGAACTTGAACCTTGCGAATCTATTTTCAAATTATGAAAATCGAAATTTTTAAAAGTTAGCGTACTCCATGTTCCACCGTTTGTGTTTTCAGATTTTAATGCTCCACCCTTACCGCCTTTGACAAAACCACTAATATCTAGCCCATCGATCGTGTGTGTGCTAGTTCCAACACCACCCCCTACCGAACCATCATTGGTTATTCGAAAAGCGTTATCTACTTTATCGGAAGGGTTTTTAACATCTAAATTAATTTTGATGTTCTTGTGGGTTGCATCCCCGATATCCCCAAAAGCTAACTGAACAGAAACCGTAGCAGATGGTGTTTCAGGTAAGATATCAACATCATCACTGTGTAGAGTCAGGTCAATATTTTCTAAACCGCTGCCTTCATAAGCTTTTAATAAAGCCCCTACCGCGTCAAAGTTTTTAACAGTAATATCAACTTTATGGTTTTTTACACCGTACGGATAGTAACCTCTATGGACTTTATTTAATCCAACGTTTCTAATATCAACATCCGAGCCGTTAAACTGAAAACTAAATCCATACTTAATAAGTTCGCCATTAATATTCCTGACAAATATACGTTTTGCTTGATCTTTATAAGCTAATGGGTGGCCAGTTGTACTGCTGCATCTTATAAATGTGTCAATAGCATACCCTTCTAGATTATTTAGGCCGATATCACTTGTCTTATCGTAGGCATGAAAGAATGTAGCCTTAGCTAAGATATTAGGATATTGGGTCGTATTTCCTTCTAGTTTGAGGTTTTGTGCAGAAAGTTTGCTTGCATTTGTAAATTTGAACACATTAAATGGATTGTCGTAGTTAGCATCTTGAAATACTAAGGTTGAACCGTTCCCCTCAATACTGAACCCTTGAATAGAACCCATATCGAACAAACTTTCCAACGATTGTCCGTTAAATATCAAGTATCGCTTGTTTGGTTCAAGCATTAACGTACCTGATCCCTTGCTTTTAATTAAATCAGTAGCATCTTTAAACGCTTGGTAATCTAAAGTTACTCCATCACCAACTGCTCCGAAGTTTTTTACGTTGTATGCAATTTCGGCCAAAGACGTCTCGGCAGCTGTTACCCTTGGCTCCAAATATAACGGATTATTTTTTAAATCAGGCTGCTTATTAAACCATGGCATTAGCGAAGCACCTCCGCACGATAGGCACTGGTAGCTGCAATCGTTACAGTGGTAAAGGCATCGAACAAGGCATAATATTGTTCTCCTGGCTTTACTGTTCTTGTTTGACTGTTAAGGGTAAAGGTCAGGTCTGCTGATCCATCATTAATGACCGAAAAACCATATCGATTGCCAGTAAACGTTTTTGTGATATCCGCTGAACCATTCCATGCTTCCATAGCAATAGACCCGCGCTCGCGATAAAATGGAGCTCCATCTGAACCTTTGGCAAATGTCCAATCATCAATGTCATCATCAAAAAACTGGGGACCGATTTTTTCATCTGCTGCTGTTTTTAATGACTTGTTATATGCTGGCATCTTCTCACCTCCAAATAAAAAAGAACCTACATAGCGTATGGGTTCCCTGTAATTTCCTCGTAAAGAACTTCTGTGATAACTCCTTTGATAACTGCATCTCGGACCATCGATTCAGTCCAAAGTCCGCCATCATAAAATCGTTTGATTCGTTCGTATGTTAGCATTTACACTAATCTCCCCCTCATGACGGAATACCATAAGTCGGCAACATCCTGTTCCATTTGTACGAGTTTATCTTCCACAGATTCTTGTGGAGGGGTAACTGGTGGTTTTTTTTCTTCCTCTGTAACAGTTTCGAACCATTCCCCGTTTTTGAATAATGGTTTCCAGTTTGGTTGGGGTAAAGGTTGGTTTGTACAATTGAATGGAATTTCTTGTCCGTCATCAATCAATACAGGTTCGATGTAGTTCCCTTCTAAATCGTATTTATAAACTTGTTTCAAACTTAACCCTCCTTTGTTACAATGTGAACGTTATATTATCCAACTGCACCCAAGCATTATTAATTGCAGTACCTTGAATGACAACCTCACCTGTCACACGAATAACAACACGAACAATAACATTTCCCGAACAGATAGTAGTACCATATGAAGTGACGCTCGGTCGATACCCTGTTGGTAAAGTAAATACAGTGGTGTTGCTTGTTGCGATACCGTCTTTGATAATCCCTCTTATTCTGATGATGTTACCAACCTTCACATAGCCAGCAATGGGATCAGTGACACCATAGTTCACCCATCCATTTTGAAGGGTTGCATTTGTCCATGTTGGTGCCGCATTAATATAATTTATGGCCTCATCATATTGCTTTTCTAAATTATTCAAGTAGTTAGCATTAATTGGAGTACCTGATTCAACAATCTGTCCCTCAGCCGGGATGAGTGTAATGGTGCCATCTGCGTTTGTTTGCATATTAAAAGTCATTGGTTTTTCAACGACTCGGTCTTTCCACGTTTGTTTTGTATAGGCCACTTTAAATACCACCTCGGCTTTCTGTTACGCCTGTTAAATAACCCTCATAGGTGTATTCTTGCTTATAAATTCGAGTCTGTTTTTTAGCTTCGACACTGTCCTCCACCAGGATGACATCGGCACATTCTAGGATGGGATTCTGTCTCCAATTGGTTTTATATATTGCGTTAAAGTTGCTTTCACGAATTATCCATGCAGCCACTTCATTGGCTAGGGATTCTGTATTAATTAGAGGATTATCGATAGAAAAAGATTCACCGTATTTTCCATTGATCGCACTATTCACATATACTTTTCCTCTGGTCCCGCTTGCTTCATAAATTGTCACAACAACCTCATAAATGGATTTATCCAGGCTGATTTCTGGTTCTTCGTACATATTGTCATAGTCAATGTTTTTCATGCCAAATCCATTCGTAACCAGTGGATAGGCGCCACCAAAATAATAGGACTGCCCACAATAGGTTAGATAGTTACTACTCGCATCTAATGCGGTAAATGGTTTAATGGTAAGCGCACCATTACGATTATCATATACTGCCGCTCTCCCAGCAATTCCGATATGCTGTAAGGCTGTTCGGCTGTCCAATCTTTCCTTAAATCCACTCGTTGTAATTGTTTTTAGGCTATCATCTACAGAGTAATTCGTGATTCCTGCATTTTGGAGTACATCCACTGCTAAATTATACAGAGTGTTCGAACTCAGATTGTCATACGATATCCCTGATAGATAATCAAAATGATCTCGTCCAATGAGTGAAATGCTTCTTGATTCTCTTTCGTTTTTCCATTCAGTTAAATAATAAGTTCCCACTGGCACCCACTCAATTTCTTGAGTGTAATCAATTTGATAAAAAGATAAGTATGGCAGTTTTTCATTTACTAGTCCAAACTCAACCTCGATTTTTGGGCGACTAGCTATAATTTCTTGCATGTTGGACAACTTTAAGAAATTAAAAGCACCATCGGAGTTATCTAGTGTTACGGTGATCTCATTGGACGGTAACGTATTATTAATCGTATTCATTTCCTCTAATATGTTAATTTTAATAATCGTTTCATCATCATAGGTGACTGTATTTCCGCTTAAAGTGAAATGGATTCGTGCGTTAAATTGTCGGACAGGTGCGTAAACAGTGTCTTTAAAATTCTGGCTTACATCTAACATTTACACACCTCCTTTCTCCCGCAAAATTCAAAGTGGTTACTTTTTTCGTCATCTTTCAATTAAATCAAATTTCACATCTTTATAACGGGGAACACCATTTATAAAATCCAACATCCCTATATTTCTATCCCCGCAATAAAACGATGCTGTCTTGTTTCCACCCGTTTGGGGATCTAAATAAGTTACATTGTAATACACAGGTGCTATCAAATTTAGGATTTCAGACATCTCACTGGCTGTCAGATACGCATAGGCTATTTCTAATTTACGTTTGGTCGCAATTCGCTCGATAATCATTCGTCCCTTGGCATTTCGCTCGGCCTTGGACAAATCCATAATTCCCACTGAAAACTCTGTAGGGGTAGGTAAATCCACCCCACTAATACTTATTAAAGCCATCTACCCACCTCCCTAGATTCCTTGTAACCTTACATTTGTTCCGATACGTTTCGACTCTTTATCAAGATGAGGTTTCACAATTCGTGCAAACTGCCTGCCATCAAGGTTAAAGATCATATCTCCACCATTATTATTGCCTCCGCCTTGGTTAAACTTCATCGCTGACATCACTGCAGTGCCTATCATGCTTTGCAAATCATCTAATGGAGAAACCACTTCACGTCCACCGGGATTATCCCCGATCATCGCCATCATTGGGCCATTGGTGATACCGCCTTTGGCCAGTGCTGGGATAGTTGGTAATCCGCTAAATGGATGCGATCCCATGAATGACCAATTCTTGATTTTGTTAAGTGGTTTGTTAATGTATCCAATCAATTTATTAATCAATGATTTTACATTTTGATACAAACCTTCAGTGATATTATATTTGATTTTGCTAAACGCTGATGATATTTTATCGACTACATTACTCTTAAACCAATTATAAACGCCTGTAAACTTGCCTTTTATGGCTGTCCAAATGCTGCCAGCTTTACTTGCAATAGAGTTCTTCCAGTTAACAAGTGCATCGCCAAACTTTACAACCACGTTGTTTTTAAACCAATCATAAGCCCCAGTAAACTTGCCTTTGATGGATGACCAAATATCGGCTGCTTTATTGGCAATTCCATTTTTCCAAGAGACAAGAACATCGGAAAACTTCTTAACTACACTGTCTCTGAACCACTCATAAGCACCAATAAATTTCCCTTTGATTCCTGACCAAATTGCACTCGCTTTATTAATAATGTCGTTCTTCTTATCTTCAAAAGCTTTGGCAAATTTGAGAACCACGTTGTCTCTAATCCATTCGTAAGCACCGATAAAAGGTTTCTTGATAGAATCCCATATATCAGCTGCTTTTTTTCCAATCTTACTCGCTATCGATCCCCAGTCCATGTTGACTAAATCATTCCACATGTCCTTGATATTCTTGCCGAAATTACTCATCAGTTTTTCAAAGCCTGGAAAAATTGGCTCGATGACTCCCACAATGATGTCCCAAATTCCGTTAAGAATCTTTTTGACACCTTCCCACGCTTTCTTGAAATCACCATTCAAAACAGCGTTGACGATATCGATTGCACCAGCAAGAATCTTGAACGCTCCAGAAACTATCTTGATAACTCCAGCGATACCAACATCCCAACCACCTGAAAGCCATTTAACAAACTTCTGAACTGCATCAGATTTCCAAAGGTCTTTTATTGAATCCCAAACCATTCCGAGTGACTTTTTCAACTCTTCCCATGGCTTTTTCATTGGTTCAAAGAACTTCTTAAACTTTTTAACGAAATTTTTGACCGATTTACTAATCTTATCAAGAGCACCCTCAGATTCTTTTGCCCCTTCTTCCATTCCGCCACCAATGGTAGCACCAGCACCACCGCCACCCGATGACCCTCCATCAGCGCCACTAGAACTAGCTGGGTCTGCTAACTGGTTTATCTCGTCAAATCCTGCTACACCACGATTTGCTTTTGCTGCTTTTGCCGCTTTCTTTGCTTCTTTGGATGTCCCTTTAATAGCATCACCTAAACCAGACACAGCACTTGCTTGTTGCATGGTTGCTTTTGTGGATGCTTTACTACCTGGCGAATAACCAAACAACGCACGAGTAAATGCAGATACATATTGGAGAGCAGTTTCAATTTTCCTCATAAATGATGTCAGTACCGGCAGGACTATACTCAAAATTGGAAGAAAAGCTTGTCCTAATGCTAGTCTCACATCTGCTAAGGTTGCAGTAAAAGCCGCCATTTTCATTGCCGTGTTATTTTGTAAGTTATCACCTAGGTTGGTGCTTACTGATTGTAAAATATGATGGTAAAGGATTGCCTTTTGCATATTCGTGCTTAAGTCTGCCCAAGGCTTACCATTAGCCATCTGTTTATAAGCATCTGACTGCATAATAGCAGTTGCACGAACGTTAACACCAAGTTCATCTCAATTTGTTATCGTAAAGGCTTTTTATCCTCTACTTCCGGGGCTTTCGCCGCATAATAGGATGTCAATCCATCCTCGGTTCAGCATACATTTTCACCTTCGCCGTTATGCGGTCAGGTGCCGGACACTCGTGGGTACATTATATTCTGTGCAATAAAAAAGCACAGGTTCAGTACCTATGCGTTACGGTGAGCCACACCTTTTTAAGTGTGCTTTACCTCGGTATTAACTTGCCGACAAAAAAGAAGACTGATGCGGTCAGCCTTCTCTAAAAGTATATCCTTTATACTGTTTGAAATTCCCTCGCAGCACTTCACAAATTCCACCACGTCTAAAACCGTGTTGTTCAGCCTCTAATCTACTATTAAAAATCAATTGTTCACCAGTTGCGATATTAATAGCGATTAATGGTTTATATTTTTTCGGATTGCTAACACCGCGTTTTTTATTACTTATTTTTCCCTTTGTTTCGGTAGAATGCTCTCTTCCGAAAAAGGGATTTTTTTCACCCACGCGTTGCTTTGCCTTTTCGCTAAGTTTATTTCTGGTGATTTCCCCTCGTTTTTTACCTATATGAGCTACCCTTCGCTTCTCAATAGCTTCTGGCGAATTGAGGTATACCGATGAAAGATGATATCTCTTTCTCTGTGCTTCGGAGTTATTTTTGCGGGCCTCCTCAGACATCATTGGATTTGTCGATCCTCCACTTTCGGTATTGAACCCTTTTAATTTATTTGTAGAATCATATTCTGATATCCAGTAAATTTCACGCTCATCTACTTCGTGCTCTGTGCAAGTTTGGATGATGGTGTGCTCGAATTTATCAGCTCCGTATTTATCCCAAGCCCTTTGCAATTTCTTGGAACGGTGTGTCCCATTCTGCAAATGTCGCTTGTGTTCGTTCCATCGTTTACGCCAGTTCTTAGACTGCCCAATGTAAACTCTCCCATTGGCAACACATTCAATTTTATAAATCATAAATACTGTTTCTTGCATAACAAAAACACCGCCTAAGTGTTATTTGCCTAATATCCATGCAAGGGAAGGCATCTTAGGCTAGACACCTTTCGATTTGAGTAGCTAATTCAAATCTATCCCTTACCCGCATTATACCATATTTTGCCGGTTTAGCCTCCACCGATATTGCCCGATTTCTTACTAAAACATTTCTGTTTTAGAGGGCAGCTATGTTTGCCCCATCGGCTTATTGGTTCATCGCTGATCGGATCCGGTCTGAAACCTCCGTCATTGCCATTCCTCGCTTACTAGCAATAACTGCAGCTGTTTCCATCATTTTAGTAGTTTTTTCTAATAAGTCTTTTTGGCTTGTAGCAAATTGTTTGAAATTTAATGAAAGTGTGTTAGCCAGTTCAGCCGATTGCACAATGCCGCCTTTAATGTATAGACCAGATCCAATAGTCGCCAAAGCTCCTACGATTTTCCCTTTAATCCCTTTGACGCTTTTACTAAATCCGTTGAGTTGAGATTGGGCTTGTTTCATTCCCTTTTGTAGTCCTGATACATCTGCGCCAACTCGTTCAACGTACCAATAGGTTTCTTAAGGCCATTGGTAAAACCACCCCCTCAGACCATTTCGTTGACTTACACAATATGGTCTATTCAACTATTCCACCAAACTTAGCATTTAATTTCTTAACCGTTTCAAGCATTTCATCATCCGTCATTGGTTGCTTAGGTTCATCTTTCCTACCTAGTGCCTCATTCATAGTAGGTAATTTTTTAAGTCGATGCCAATATTCACCTAACCAAACGAGCGTTAACTTTTCTTCGTTGTCTCGTTGCTGTTTTTCGTTATAAATACGAGCAAAGAGGCTCAATTCATACGGTGTCATTTCATCGTATTGGGCTATGCTTATTCCCATGTGGATAGCAGAGGTCAAGGAGGCTTCCCAGTCCCACTCCCCATCCTCTCCGCTATCCTGTGTTAGTTTTTTTCGTCACCAGGTCCAAAAGCGTTAGTTAATGCGAGATTCATTGCTTCTAGTAGTTCATTGTAAGACTCAGCTTGGTCTAATAAATCTTCCATATCCTCTAACTTAAGAGTTTCGCCGTTTTCCTTTGCATCGGATAACAAACCGCAATAAATTATCTTTTCCATCTCTTCTAAATCAAAGTCATTCTCACCTAGATCAGCTAATCCTTTTCCAGTTAATGCACCAAGCTTTTTCAAGGCTCTATGTCCATAACGCAAAAAACGTGGCCGATCTAAGTTGATCACCACGACATCATTTTTTTCGATTGATTTTGTCATTGATAAAATCCTCCACTATTTTTATTAAACCGCTGCTGTCAATGTAGGTTTTCCGCTGACTTTGAGTGTTGCCTCAAACGAAACTAAGTCCTCTAATTCCGCGCCTGTTGAAAACCCAGTAACAACCGCTGTGAAGGTCCATTTAGTTCCACTGGTAGTCAAACGATCAGGAAACTCAATTGTGTAAGAGGTTGATGTTCCTGCCTCAAAATCTGTTAATAATGGTTGATGTGCTGTAGCATTAAAACTTCCACTGATTGAAACTTCTCCAGCATCTCGAAGCCCACCCACAAATGTTCGATATCCATTGGCTGAGTCCATCGCAGTGGTCTCAATCGTATCAGCTGATAACTCAAGACCGGCAATAGATGTCAATTCCGCAATCGCGGTTGCACCCTTTTTAAGTGTTGTTCCCATTGCTACTACTGGCATAGTTTAATAACCTCCTATTATGCTAATACTGGTTTTCCGCTAACCTTGAAAGTACCTTCAAATGAAACAAGATCTTCTAATTCAGCACCTGTTGAAAATCCTGTAACCACCGCATCAAACGTCCAAGTCTTTCCTCCAGGGAACGTAATTACATAAGAGGCAGATGTTCCAGCGTTAAAATCTGTTAGAATCGCATTGTGAGCAGCAAAGTCAAAAAAACCTGAGATTGAAACTTCTCCTGCATCCTTTAACCCTTGAACAAATGTCCGATAACCGCCCACACTATCAAGAGCTGTAGTTTCAATCGTATCTGCTGAAAGTTCTAACCCTGCAATTGATGTCAGAGATGCAATCGCTGTGCCTGCTGCTTTCTTAATCGATGTTCCCATTGCTACTGTTGGCATTTAATAACCCCCTATAACCTCACATTAATATCAAACGAACTTCTGTAAAATCCTACTTCCTTTTCATGAACCTCTGTCGGTCTATCAAAAGACAAGCTTCTGATAAAAGGTCCATCGATTCCTATTGAACGACCATAAAAGGTTAGTAATTTTGATAAAACCTCTTTGACCAATACTTTCATTTCACTGTAACCAGTATGGACCACATGAATCTCACACTCTAATTCCATACTTGTTAGATATCCATCAAATGTCATATCTGGTACCCCTTCTGAGGATACGTAAATAACAAAAGGCGGTTTGATCCCCTCTTCAGCAAATACAGGATAAACCTTGTCTTGTACCCCTGTGATTGTGCTTAACTCATGTCTCAAAGCTTCTTCAAAGTTCATTGATTTCACCTCACTCTAACAACTTATCTACTTCTTTTCTTAATACTTCCACAATCTTCTTTTGTGACGATGTTTGATTTTCTTCCAATGCCTTTTGGATGAATTTGAATCCAGGGACATAACCATTAGCTGTCTTGAAACCAAACTCTTGAGATACAGGATAGTAAGCCGTGTCTTTTTTACCACCGAACTTACCTGGCTCTTTGATTGGTTTCTGAAAAGCATGATTATAACCCCTATCAAATACTACTCGATAGACAACCTTGGCTTTAGAGCGAGGAGACTTTTCCTTAATCTTGATAATCCCCTTCTTCAAAACACCCATATCCACTGGAGCGTGACTTTTAGCATCCTTTAAAGGTTCTTTCATCCCAGCATTGGCAGCCTTACCGACTTTGCTCTTGGGAAACTTCTCTAACCTTCTAAACTGACGTTCCAGTTCTGCTAATCCCTCAATATGTGTACTGCTAGCCATTAGATCACTTCCTTACACAGAAGTTGCAATTCCACATTCTTCTCTTGGAAGTTTATTATTGAGATGATACTAAACAATCGACCATCAAACTTAACGCGCATATCAGGAGTAATCCCTTTAATAAACCGAGTATTAACCTTGTGGGATACTTCGCTATTTACGGTTTCTGACGAAAAAAACTCTCTCCCACTGATCGGATAAATACCGGCTCTCGTTTTCATAATATCTGTCCACTCTTCAGTATTCTCACCATAAGAATTATGTGTGGAAGACATTTGCTGAAAGACAATTATGTGACGGTAACTACCTGGATTAATCTTAAATCTTGTCATAGCAGGTTCACCGAGTGCATATCAAGAATGGATTTTACCACCATGTTCACTTTGTTATTTTCCACAGTGAATGACCTGTTATCATACAATTCATTAGCCAGTACCATTAATGCAATTGTTATGTCTTCGTGTTCATCTATTTTAGTCTCATCTAATCCGGTATATCCTTTGATATACGATTTACAAGCCGGTAGAATGCTAGAGAAAAGCTGATCATCTTCATTGTGGTAAACATTGGCATAGTCTTTCAGGTCCTGAATGCCTACCTCACTAATTATCATCAGTTTTCACCTTCTTGCTGCTCTTCACTTCCTCAACATATCCTGCACGAAGAAGATCTTCATAAACTTCTTTATTCTTTATTTCTTTAACTTCGTTTGCTCCCATAGTCACCACGCCAGCAAAGCTCAGCAGTGCTTTAACCTTCAAAGTTTTCACCCCTTTTAACCAAATAAAAAGGAGACAGGAAAAACCCATCTCCAAAACATTAAGCCATTTTTAGCTTGGCAATTTTTTGAGCGTTCTCAATCTTAGCATCCATTTCTAACCATGCAACAACACCAATGGCGTGCTGAGTAGCGTATTTTTCGCGTAAGACTTCAATATTTACTTCTTCGGCTACTTTAACCGCTAATCCAGACATATCTCCATAATAAATAACGGTTTTCCCTGTAGCTATTGCAGACATATTGTCAGAGGTGTAGACATCTTTACCTAGAAGAGTATATCCCCATTTAGCAGAAAGATCTCTGTTTAATAGGTAATTTCCGTCAGCATCCTTAAATTTACGAATTACCTTACGAGTATTTTTGTTCATGATCCAGATTGCACCACTTTGAAATACATCTGGAACTGTCTCTTGTACATCAATCAATTCGTCAGTCGTTAACGCTGTAGCGCTAGCTGTGGTGATTGTTTGAGTAACTGTGCTTAATCCAGCAATTTTATTAGTTGTACCGTTAAGAAGTTCTTTTTCAATCCACTTGGTTGCTGCTTCAGAAACTTTTTGAATAACAAAGTTTGCTAAGTCAAAATCAGAGTTGTTCAGTAATTTTTTAGAAATCTTTGATAGTGCTCCGGCCAAGAATCCAGAGAGCGTGAT